AAAGATAGGTAGCGCCAACATGGAGAGAAGCCACTCAAGAGAGTGGCTTCTTTTTTTGCTTTGATGGAAGAACGGCTATCGTATAGTGCAGGCTATTCTTTTTGATTGGATAAGGTAAAGTGGTTCACATATCTCATTACGATCCGGTGAATTGAATTCAGCAGGGTAGTTGGAAGTACACTACAAACAGATCGGATATCCGAATCAAGAATTTCTGAGTTTATTCAACAGGATATTCTATGAAAATTCTCGTATTTTATGTTGACAAACAGTACTTCAATATGGTAACATTATTCTTGCGTTTGAGAGTTAGACGTGAACTCATTATCCGGAGAGATGGCCGAGCGGTTGAAGGCACCGGTCTTGAAAACCGGCGATGTGAAAGCATCCGTGGGTTCGAATCCCACTCTCTCCGCCAACTGAATTTTTCCATCGACCTGCGGAAGTACCCAAGAGGCCGAAGGGGCTCCCCTGCTAAGGGAGTAGGGCGTGTAAAAAGCGCCGCGGAGGTTCAAATCCTCTCTTCCGCGCCAAGTAAAGCAAGAGAAAACATTGCGTTTTCCCTTGCTTTTTCTTTTATATCACCGTGTTTTACTGCGAAAAGTTCAATTTTTGCATTTCAGAAAATACCTTTACCCCTAAGTTTACCCCAATTGGATTTTTTACCCCTAAAAACTATGGAAAGAAGCTCCACCGGCTGACTGACCAGTGGAGCTTCCTTTTATGCCTTTTTCAGCTTTTCATAATATGACTGCGTTCTTGCCGCGGTGTCCTTCATCATCTGTTCTGATGTGTGGGCGTAGACGTTCAATGTGAAACTTGCGGTAGCGTGTCCCATGAAGTCCTGCACGCTTTTAATGTCCGCGCCGCTGGCGATCATCACTGTGGCCGCGGTGTGGCGCAGATCATGCACACGAGCGTCCGGGCGTCCGATACTGGCGGCGATTTTCTTAAAATACTTGTAAAAGGTATGAATGGCGAGATGCGTTCCGAGTTCATCTGTAAAAACGAGATTTTCGGCGTTGCTCCATAGCTCACCGCCTTTGAGCTTGTTTTGTGCCTGCCGGCGCTTTTCATCTCGGAGATATTCAAAGCAGAGCGGGGGCGGCTCGATCGTGCGCGGCTTGCCGCTCTTGGTGGTGTCGGCAATGTAGTAAGCACCGTTCTTTCTCTTCTCACGTTGGAGCTGCTGACTGACGGTGATACGCCCTTTTTCAAAGTCGACCTGTGACCACGGGAGACCGAGCAACTCTCCCTCACGCAGACCGGCAAGCAGACAGACGGCAAGCGCGTTTCGATAAGGGCTGTCCTCAATCGCTTCAAGAAACTTCGGAATATCCTCATCACGCAGCGGCGCTATTTCGCGCTGTACCACCTTCGGCTGCTCTGCGGCGTCACAGGGGTTACTTACAATGATCCCCTGTTTCAACGCAACTGAGAGTGCCTTGTGCAGTACGGCAGCGCAGTTCTTGACGGTCTTTCCGCTCAGCCCCTTTTTGGTCATGGCGTTATAAACCTTCTGGACGTGTGCGCCGCGCAGTGCTTGCAGCTCGATAGCGCCGATCTGAGGCTTGATGTAATTCTTTATACAAGCCTGATAGTGGAGGTATGTTGTCGGTTTGATCTTATTGGCGGCAAAGGTATCGAGCCATTCGTCAAGCCATTGCGCGACTGTCGTTTTTTGCGGTGTCAGATATGTACCGCGATCGATCTCACGGAGAATGGCCGTCATCTGCTTGCGCACGACGGCTTGCGTCTCACCGTAGATGCTGCGGCGGATCGGCTTTCCTGTGCCTGGGTCATTGCCGACGGTTACGCGGGCTTCCCATCGACCGTCAGGCCGCTGCCGGATGCTGCCTGCGCCCGACGCGGCGCGCGTATTTGCTTTTCTTGGCATTGCTTTTTCCTCCTGCATTTGTTATGATTGGAGGGCAGTAGGCTATCAGTTTGCTGCCCCCTATAACCGTCCTCGGTGCTGCAACACCGGGGGCGGTTTTTTATTTTTGTGTGTCTCGCGTGATCTTCTCAGCGGCATTGACGCCTTTGACAAATTTTTCAGCGCGTTTAACGGTGTTGCGCCCAATGTTATGCTCTTTTGTAATGGTTTCAGCTGTATCTCCTTTAACAAAAGGCCCATTTTGGGCCAATTGTTTTTTCGCGTTTGAATTGCCCTGGGGGGCCCCGTTCGTCATTTTTTGTGCCTCGTACTGCCGAACGATCAAATATGTCTTCTGTGCGCCTATTAGATTATTTACTCCATAGTTAAATGTTTATTTTTTGATTTTCTTTTTTTGAAAGAGTTCAACCAAGTTATGTATTGCGCCTCAATCTTAGGATCACTCTTTAATTTCTCTCGCCACTCTGCAGCCTCATTTGTGAACGCAAACAATGCTTGCTGCGCCTGGCCTTGTGTTGACGGCGGAGCTTCTTTTGCACGTCTTGCCATCATGGTATAGATGCTATGATAAATCCGTGCGGTTTCATTTCCCTTTTCTCGCAAAAGTTGCTTTTTATATTTTGCAGCTTGTTTGCAATTCATGTTGGGATATTCTTTACTACGGCGAATGCAATACTTTTCGTCAGCTTTTTTGGGAATAAACAGCTTTCTGCAATTTGCACAACGCTTTATTGTATAGCCATTTGTTGCGAGATAATGTAATTCAGCAACACATAATTGTTCAATAACCTCGCGAGTTAAACCACGAACAAAAAAACAACGATATAGATCACAAGTGATCTCTTTCCCGTTGTCATTCTGTTTAGCAATTCCGTGAAATGGAACTTCAAATCCATAAGAAATAACAATGTCTTCAAACATCTTCAAATCTAATGCTTTGTCACCTTTAATTTTTTCATCAAAGATTCTTCGGAACATTGATTGACACATTTTGGCAGCAGGTAAATTTACATCATATTTAAATTCATCTGCGCCCCAATAAACATGATTTACTTCGGGCGAATCTTTTCCAAAGTCATCATAACTAATTTCTAAGTCGGAGATAAATGATAATAACGGATATCCGAGTTCAACAATTTTATATGATTTTTTCTCGGCCACACTTATTAAACACTCTTTATCGTAGCCACGCCAAAACTGTAATGTAATCATCTAATCCCCCACAAAGTTGATTCCCATGTTATATAGAAAACAAGAAATAAACAAATAAACAAAAAATTGCTTTCTTTCTGGTTTTATATACTTAGAAAGCAACGATGTCAAGTTTGTTGTTGCTGTCATTACAGTATGGGGGTGAAATAAATGAGCAATGAAGCACTCCGGCGATTTGCTGCTGGGAACGGTGTGAAGCTCTGGCAGGTGGCCGAAGCACTCGGAATCGCAGATACCAGCCTTTCGCGAAAGATGCGGAAGGAGCTACCGCCAGACGAAAAAGAAAGAATCGTCAGAATCATTCGAGAGCTTTCACAGGAGGTGGTTTGATGGCGACACTCGAACCTATCGCGGTCACAATGACCGAGGCAGCGCGCCTGCTTGGGGTTAGCCGTCCAACGGTTTATGCGCTAGGTTTTCCAGTTGTCAAGCTCGGCGGATGCACCCGAGTTCTTGTCGATGATCTCAAAACGTGGGTGCGGGAACAGGAGCGGTAACGTGAATGGCAACATATATTGATTACCTCAACGACTTCAACCGTTGGCTCGAAAGCGGCAATCTGCCTGGTAGCTCACAATTGATGTACTTCAAGTTACTGAACGTTTTCAATAGAGCAGGATGGCCGGAGTATGTGCGAGTAGATAACTTACGGATGATGCTCATGATCGGGGTCGAATCAAAACAAGCTGTTGTTCGTGCAAGGGATAAGCTCGTAGAAGCAGGATTCATAGAATTCCAAAAGGGCAAAAAGGGAAGCCCAAATCGTTACTATCTGGTGAAACGGTCACATTTTGTTACCGAAAACGTTACTGTTTCCGTACCTGAAAGTGTACCTGTTTCCGTACCTGAAAACGTACCCCATAATAAGAACGAGACTAAGACTACTTCTCTTGTCTCGCCTAACGGCTCGACGAAAGCAAAGCCGACTTTCGAGCATGATTCTCTTCCATATCGCGCTGCGCGCTGGCTCGCGGATCAGATCGAAGAACGCTTGCCGAACTGCACGCCGCATTCGGAAACGATCTTGCAGAATTGGGCGGCGGACTTCGACAAATGCAATCGACTGGACAAGCACGGGTGGGAAGATATCAATGAGGTTTTGCAGTTTTCGCAGTCTGATCCGTTCTGGAGCACGAATATCTTGTCAGCAGGAAAGTTCCGCAAGCAGTACACGCAGCTTCTGGCGAAGATGGGAGGAAGTCCATGATCGACACGGCTCAATTTGAATACTCTCTTGCCGCGGCGGTCTGCCTCGACCCGAAGAGAGTTTTGCAGCTGCGGCAGATCGTGAGGAACGAAGATTTTTCTATCCCTGCCTGTGCTGCGGTCTTTGACGCTGCGGAGAGAGATGTGTCTCATGGCAAGCCGTTCGACGCCAATATCGCCGCAGATGGTCTCAGGGACATGGTCGAAGATCCGCGAAAATTTCTCGCTGAATGCATCGATGTGACCCCCACTCTTGCGAACTCGGACGAGTATGCCCGGCTGCTACATAAGCGCGCGGCGGAACGGCGACTGCGGGAAAATGTGCTTGCGGCTCTTGAAGAGGAAAACCCAGCCTGTGCCGTCACTGAGATCTGCAAGGCGTATTTGCTTGACAGCACAGGCGGCAGACTGAAAAGCGTCTCTCAAGCGCTCACAGAGACCTTGCAGAGCCTTTCGGCAAAAGAGAAAGCGCGTATCGACACGGGATTCCCACAGCTGGACAGCATCGTCAAGGGCTTCGAGGCAGGACAACTCGTCATCGTCGGTGCTCGTCCGGGTGTCGGCAAATCCGCGTTCTTGCTTGATATCGCAGAAAGCGCGGCCAGAGCCGGGAACGAAACGCTTTTCGTTTCGCTGGAAATGAGCGCGTCTGAACTGACCGAGCGCTTACTTGCGCGCCGCAGTATGGCGACAATGGATAACCTGATCGACCGCGACCTGAACGATGAGACGTGGACGGATATTGCAGCCGTGTCGAATCGGCTGGAACGTTTGCCGCTTCATTTTTGGGACAAGCCCGCGGCGACCGTGAGCAAAATTCGAAGTGCGGCGGCGACCATTCAAAATCTGCACTTGATCGTCATCGACTATCTTGGCCTGATGCAGGCTGACCGCCGTGCAGACAGTCGAAATCTTGAACTTGGACAGATCAGCCGCGATTTGAAAAACCTTGCATCCGAGTTACAGATTCCCATTGTCGCCGCGGCACAACTCAACCGTGGTGTCAATGACACTGACCGCCCGACACTGCTTTCCCTACGAGATTCGGGGGAGTTGGAGCAAAACGGCTCGAAGGTGCTGTTTCTCTGGCGCATTGACGATTCTGGTACAATCGGGGTTTCTGTTGCCAAAAACCGCCGCGGGCGGCAGGGTGTTGTGCAGATGAGCTTTGACGGTGCGCATCAAAAGTTTACTGAACTTTCGGAGCCGTATCGTGAGCCGGAGAAAAAGCGTCGCGGCGGATTTTTGGAGGGTGGCACATGAATATCGGAGGAGAGAAGAAAGAAAAGATGGTCAAAATTCAAATTTTATGGCGGAGGATTTATGACTATCTTGGAAGCGTACAGCATTCTAAAATCAACCAAGCCCGCGCGCTGTGAGCGTGACCGCTACCATCAGCGTGACGAACTGCAGCACCTGCTTATCCCGCACCTGCCCGTTGATGACCGCGATAAATTCGAGCGGGCGCTAAACAATCATTTCAGACTTTAATACTGAGAAAGGACAAGAACCATGAACGAAGACAAGATCATCCAGATCATCCCTGCCCCTGCAAATATGCTTTACGCATTCGAGGACGGCAAGACGTACCCTGTCGCCTGCCTCGCGCTCGTCGAGCTGAGTAACGGCGACCGTGAAGTCCACGCGATGGCCACGATCAACAGCGGCCCCATCAAGGATGTGAGCGATAGCGGCGCGGTTCTCATACACGTATGAAAAAAGCCCTCCCCAAATCGGGGAGGACCGCTCTTGTGGTGAATTCGAATTGTCGATTCTGATTTTACCACAGGAGGAGCAGATATGCAAGCAAAACCACTTGACACACAGGATAAGCGAACAAGCGAAATTGCAGCAGCGGTACAGGCTGGCAAGGCGGACATTCTAAGCCTTTGGGCGGCGGTTGAACGCTTCGCGTGGCAGCAGACCTTGAGGTGGGTGCGGGCAATGGAAGGTCGTGCAGGTGTCGAGGAAAGCGACCTTCTGCAAGTGGCCTTTATCGCCCTCATGGACACGCTGCCGACATGGGATGTGAACAAGGGTGAATTTCTTACGCTGTACGGCATCAAGCTCAAGGCGGCGTTCACAGAGGCTTGCGGGCAGCGAACACAGCGAGCGCGATGTGACCCCATCAACAGTGTTTGCCGGTCGGTGGACGAGCCGATAGGAGAAGAGGACAGCGGCTTGACGCTCGGTGATGCGATTGCCGATGAAGCGGCGGAAGAAGCTTTTGAGGATATCGAACAGCGGGATTTTCAACAGGCTGTGCAAGCGGCACTTGCACAACTAACAGATGCCGAGCGTGATGCGATCATCAGTGAGTTTTGGCTTGGTCAAAAGCCTGATGCAAAGGCGCGGCGGGAAGCAATACGAGCCTTGCGGCATCCGCGTATCCGCAAACCGCTGATGGAATTTTACCAATGAAAAAATGTGCAACGTCAGATAAAGCAGAGCCGGAAAGGGGGCTTTTCAAACTTTGTCAAAGAAAATTCGGGACGAAACTATTATTGACGCGCTTTTGATCTCTGCAACGGTGCGGAGCGCGGCGGCAAAGCTCGATATCAACGAACAGACGATCTATCGGCGAAAGCGCGACCCTGAGTTTATGCGAAAGTATGATGCAGCACGCAGGGAATGTGCAGAAGCGGCGAGAAACATTTTGCAGGAGCGGGCGCACGCTGCGGCAGACACCCTTGCAACGATCATGCAGGATAACGGCGCTCCGGCACAGACGAGGGTGAGCGCTGCCGCTGAGATCCTTCGTCAGAATGTGCGGTATACGGAGATCACCGACATTATGCAGAAGCTTGACGAGCTGGAAGCATGGAAGGAGGCGCAGGAGCGATGAATAACCTTAAAGCCCGCATCGCAGCCCTCGAACGCTATCAACGCGGCCTTGCTCCGTCAGGCGTTGCCCTTGTCATCCTTGAAGAAAACGACACGTGGGCGGCGCAATACGGCAAAAATCGCAGCAGTTTCCCCACACAGGCAACAGCATTGCATTTTGTCCACCAGCACGCGCCGCAGAATACACCTACCATCATTATTGACCTATAAGAGAAAGGAATTTTTTGAACATGGAAGCAAACATTGAAACCTGTGAAAGCACCCGAGAGAAAGCCCGCGCCGCTCTGGGGCTTGATCTGAGCAGCGCCCTTGACCTTGTAAGCCGCAGCGACTATGACAGCGAGGAGGCATATCTGGACGCGGCTACAAAGGCCGAGCTGGAACGCAGCAATCCCGAATACCGATCTATCCGCAGCCGCCTGAAAGCCGAACTGCGGCAGCGCACGGAGCAGGAGGAGCGCAAAGCGCAGGGCGAGGCATACAAGGCGATCCGTGCCAGTGTGAGCCTTGACAGCGTAGACAAGCACAATATCGACGAAGAAGCCGCCGAACTTGCCCGCCGCGACCTTTCCGCAAATCGTATTGCCGCGTCCGACCTGGGCGCGACCATTGAGAAGTACGCGGCAGAGCTGACGGAAAAAGCAAAGGACAGCAAGGCAAGCAACGCGCTTTTCAATGCTATGCTGCGCGGGCAACTGTAAGGAGAATACGCATGAGCGAATTTAACATTTTTGCAAATTGAAGGAGATATAAAATGGAGCTTAGTTTTGCAAACGGCGTGCAGGAATACACCGTACACGGCGTTAAGGGCGATGTGGTCATTCGATTCAACCCGACTGACGGCGCATTTATCCAGCGTCTTTACAACGCGTTTGACACACTGGACAAGAAGCAGGATAAATACGCAGATGAGGTGCAGAAGTGCGGCGACCGTGTGGAGATTTTCAACATCGCCGACCGCCGCGACAAGGAGATGCGCGAGATCATTGACGGCCTTTTTGAAGAGCCGGTATGTGACAGCCTCTTTGGCAGCATGAACCTTTATGCGATGGCGGACGGCCTGCATGTATGGACAAATTTCCTGCTTGCGCTGATGGATGAGACAGACAGCGCCTTTGCTCGTGAGCAGAAAGCCACGAATCCGCGCATTCAGAAGTACACGGCAAAGTATCGCCGATGAATTGGGGCTTGCCTGCCTCCGTCGAGATCGGCGGAGTGAGTTATGAGATACGCACAGATTTTCGCGTAATTCTCGATATCTTCGTAATGCTGAGTGATCCTGATTTGAGCGGCACTGACCGCGCAGAGGGCATCTTGCAGATGTTCTATGTCTCGCCTGAGGATATCCCGCCGCAGCATTTGCAGGAAGCTGTAGACCGTTTTACATGGTTCCAGAACGGCGGCAAAGAGCAGGATAAGAAGAAATCGCCGAAGTTGGTCGATTGGGAGCAGGATTATCCTTTGATTCTCCCTCCCATCAACCGAGTATTCGGACAAGATATCCGCGGAATCCCTTATGATGCGGAGACCAACACCGGGGGCGTCCATTGGTGGACGTTCCTCGGTGCGTATAACGATCTCGGGGACTGCACCTTTGCTCAGGTCGTGCGCATCAGAGACAAAAAAGCGCGCGGCAAGACGCTTGAAAAGGATGAACGCGAGTGGTACCGCAGGAACAGCAATATCGTGAATATGAAACACAAACTCAGTCAGGAAGAAGAGACGACTATTTCTAAGTGGCTGGGAGCGGGAAAGGAGTGATTAAATGGCAAATGCTGACGGCAGCGTGATCTTCTCTTGTGATTTGGATTCGACCAAAGCACAAAAGAAACTGAGTAAGCTGCGTGACGAGATATCCGAACTGAACAGCAAGCTTGAAAAGGAAACGGGCA